CGAAGCCCCGGCCGAAGGCGACACCGTCATCCCATACAGCGAGCTGACGCCCGAAACCGTAATCGGTTGGGTTAAGGAAAAGCTGGGCGGGCCGGAAAAGATCGATGAGATCCACGCCGCCCTTGAGCAACAAATCCTCGAGCAGCGTCAGCCCACCAAGGCCTCAGGGATTCCCTGGCAGTGAACCAGCTAATTTTCTAACCGTTACCACCATCCGCTCGAGAAACTCGGGCGGAATTTTTTTACCCATATCGGCTCGCGCCACTTCCGGATCATCTGGCCAGCCACTAGATACATAGCCCACGAACTCCTTGAGCTCTTCTACTTCCATGTAACGACCTGGCAAGAGATCCCAAGCTTCTCCAGTAGAAACTAATATATCCCCGCTAAGTAGGATTACAATATCTCCCTTAGAGCAATCTTCTCTCTTAGGCATATCACTTATGCCTTTACGTAAAACGTAGATGGAGGGGAATAACATGACTTAAAAAAAAAATGAGGTGTGGGCAGGGGATTTACCGCCTACCCCTTTAAACTATACTCTCAGAACTCCTCTTTCTTCTCTACCTCCTCCGCTGGGAACAGAGAATCAAGAGCCTGCTCGAGCTGAGCTGCCATACTATTAACCAGATGCTGATTACGACTTGCCTTCGCATCAGCGTAGGCATCGATCAGTACGGCAAGATCTTTTTTGTCCATGGGAATAAAGCCTCCTTTAATAGCGGACTACCACCCCAGTGTAGCACAAGATCGTTTTAGTTGAAAGCTAGGTATACGGTTCTCTACACCCCCAATGGCTAGAAACATTAAAGACTTCGAAATCTCGAAGACATTTAGCAACGTTGTGTTGACAACAGTCACCGGTCAACCCGACACCGATGGCGTACCAACCCAATTCCTCTCCAACCAGCGTACTGGTAACACCGCGCTTAGAGATCAGGGCAGGTTGCAAGACGGATTTGGATCCGAAATCCCCCTCGTCCTCTCTCGCAACCTAATCGAAGTAGAGACCGAACCGACCAGCGCTTACTCCGTCATGAGGCGTGCCGACGCTACATCGTTACAAGCCTCGATGTTCATTAATAACCTAATCTGGAGCTGAATCATGCTACTCCCATCAAACGCTTCTACTAATAAACTCGCATCTCCCATCAACGACGAAAACGCAGTGGCCGGGTTGATGATCGACGTACCGGTGTCATCGGGGACACAATACGATTACCAGAAAAATTTCGCTCTAGTCACCTCTTTACTGCTGTGTAACAAAACGGCCGGTAACATCTCTGTCTCCGCTAAAATCGTTAATGGTACGACTAGCGCGAACATCTTGAACGGTATTAATCTGCCCCCCAACATCTCCTACGATGTGATCAGCGGCAATAAAATCACACTGAAAGAAGGTGATAAGCTCTATGTCTGGCACACCAGTTCTTTGGCCAACGCCTTAGACGTTGTCATGTCTTACACCTTGCACCGACCTCTATCTACCTACGATGTTTGAATCAGTTTATAAAATCGATGGCAGGTTTCCGGACCCCCATGAGATTAAAAACCGGCTAAAAGAAATGTCTAACGATCCGTCTAGGGAGATGGAGTACAAAGAGTCATTGAAAGAAGTTGAAGAGGCCGGTATGTCAGACCATCCCCTACTGGGACGATTCTTCGTTGAAAGCTAGATTAGGAGATATTTAACCATGCGTTACATACCACAGTTAACTTCGGAGACTATAGTTCAGGTCCCTGAAGACAAAAACGCATATATTAATGTGCGAAACATCGGTGCTAGTGGCCGAGGAGACCTGGAGTTTACCGGCACGGTTACAGACATCACGAACAATATCGTCACAATAGGGAATATTTCAGGCGGTCAAGGAGGTTCTATATATCAATACGGTAATCTTCTGAAAACTGATGTAGAGCTACAGGTCTTCGGTTACAGCACTAATACAGCGCTGGAAAGCGCTGATATCACCGTATCTTCCCACGAGATTATAGGTAGCATAGATTTCTCAAACTCGCAGGCAGTTAACCCTAATCTCGCTACTCTGACCTACTACATCTTCGGGTACAACGCCGATACGGGTTATCTCCCCAGCTACTTGGAGACTCGTCAGATTGGAACGAAGATAATCGATCCAGATCAGTGGAACAATAGCCAGTACGTCAGATTAACCTTTAGCCGAACTAGCCAATCAGTACTCCCTATAATCTACCGAGTCTGGGGAAACCGGGTTGATTTCCTCGGCGTCATAGGAAACAACAAGATTGGTTATCCTGGATCGCCTAGTGTAAGCTTTTCTGACTTCGGAGATACAGAGATCTCGTCTTGGCAAACCGACTCCAAACTCCCTTCATTTATGTCCGACCTCTTCTCTGTAGGGGGAGGCCAAGTACTTCTAGTTAAAAAAATTACGGCAAAGGAGTCATTAAAGATCTTACCTATACCGCAGGGGAGTCAGCCCAGTTACATCCAGTGCACGGGAATATCGGCAGGCAGTGGGCTACAGAACGGTGATAGCGTTAAGTTTCGTATCGATGATACGCAGTATATTCGTTTGGCCATGAGCACCGCTGCTACAGGTGCGATTAAGGAGGTATTTTTACCCGCTGGAATTTATAACATCAGGGATTCGTTCTTTGCTAACTCATCTCAGACTGATTACTCTAACATCGCCCTTCGAGGTGTCGGGGACGGTTCGGTGATAAGAAGACTACCCTCCACCGTTTCTAACTCTTCTAATCCAGGATTGTTGAATTTCACCGGGTTAAGTCAAGATCCCCGGGTATCAGGTATACGAATTCGTTCCATAGCCCTAGACGGCAACAGCGATAATACTTTCTCTCTCACATCCCCAATCGAGTCTGAGGTAGCCCTTAAGGTTCGTTATGCCGACAACATTGTCATATCCGACTGCACAGTAGTAAATTGCGGTGGCGGTGGCATAGAGGTCCAAGATAGCACCGGGGTATCTATTAATACTAGTAAAGTGGTAAGAACTGGGCGTAGATACGAACAAGCGGTATCACCGCTTCTGGTTGACACCAGTGAAAATTTGGTTGTGCAAGGGAATATCTTCGAGTTTGCTACCTCCGGTCCGAAGATTGTCAGCACGGACTATAGTACGATTAATGGTAATATCGTGAGGGGCTGTGGAGACAAGGGTTTCGAACTTGAAACGTCGTTTCAGTGGAATGCGCAAGGAAACCTGGCTTACAGCGACAACGATTCTATTATCCGCTCGATTGATACGTATAATAACGAGTATAGCAGGGCTACGATAGAGGTGAGGAAAGGTTATTCCTTAGATCCTATCTTTATGACCGTAACTTACGGCGGTGAGTCTGTAGGGATTGCTAAGGGAAGCATAGAAGCAGATATTTACCAGCTTAATGCCAGCGGAGTGAAGACCGGATCGGCAGTTGGTAGCTTTAGACCCCTCGAAACTCTCGATCAGCTCGAGGCGGGGATTTTCTCTCTAACTCTGCCGGGAGGAACTACTAATCAAGTTGTGGATGCGAAAACTATCATCGCTACTGGTAACCTTGATAATACAAATGGCTATATGTACGAGGTGAAAGCCGACGTCCTAATAGGTAGCTTTAGACCCCTTTCTATCCGTCCTGAGACTATAGGCAGCACTAACTACTACGCTATTAGGTTAAGAAATTCCAGCGACATTCTGGGATTTCAAATTTACTCAGAGACCAACGCTACCCTCAATGACGGGGTTACTATAAGCGGGTTTAGTAATAACAACTTGACAGGTTGGGATCCTAACGCTTACTATACAATAGTAAACATTGATACCGCCAGTAATTCAATCCTAATTTCCCCGGTAGCCGGACTAACTCTCACCGATGAAGTAGAATTTATTGGTGGCACGCTATCCATCCTCCGCCCTGACTATTTCGTCGCCGACGGCAACCTCTACGTTCACTCCTTTTGATACCCATGGCTAACAAGCAAACGATTATCGGTAAAACCGCCCCTGTACCCCTCGGTCAGCAAAAAGCGACTAATTCGCTACCCGTTGTCTTCGCTGAAGATCAACCACCTATCCCTGTTGAAGAACAGAATAAGATTCAGTCGGAGGTAGCACTATCGTTGCTGGGTATTCCTCGTGCCGAGGTCGCCCTAGGTATCTTCGCTGACGTCAACACGTATGACGTTAACCCAAACGAGTGGTCTCAATTTCCTCTGCAAAATGACCCAGATACGGGGACTGGAATCAACCACTTAGCTAAGGAAGCAGGAGCGGAACTGGTAGCGGCGGAAGGTAAAACTTCTATTCTAACCTCTAAGAGATTTTTCCGATACCAACCTGGCCGCGTATCATCTTCCACGATGGGTGTGAGAATGAACCGGACCCGGTCTACCTACACCTCCTCTGCCATCCCTCTCGCACCGAGTGAGGATAAAAATATCATGAAAGGTGCGCCTACGATTAAAAAGTGGGGTATTTTTGATAAGTTTGATGGCTATTATTTCGAAATTATTAATGGTGGCGATAAAAACGACTTCAGGTGTATTCGCCGCACACAAGCTCTGACCTATTCCCAACCCACAGGGGTTGAGTCTACACCGGAGAGATGGACAGCGATTACGGGGTCGACTGATGGGAGTAATATAGCTAACGGTAACTGGGGCGTAGTAGGTGAAGACCCAGTCATTTATCGAAACGGTCTATGCTACGTAGCCGCAGCGATCTACGATCCCAGTTTGTGCTATGCCCCCGCTGACGTGGCGGCCATTGAAAACGGAGCAGCACTTTCCGGTTACACCTTTGACGAGGGATACGCAGTCCGTCTTGCATATCGCAATAACACCGGTGATTTTGTCGAACATTTAGCCGGTAGGCAATATCAATTCCCCTTTGATCAGAGAGAATCTAATACCTTTAGCGACAGTGATTATGAATCTTGGAAAACAAATAAGGAATTTCTCAAGCCCTCACCTACTAACGGGGGAGAATATATCCGCCTAGACGCTCACTGCAAGTGGGAAGATATCGTTACCAACTTGAGCCGTGGAGGCGGCACAGGTTTTATTGATGAAATCAGTACTGACTCCGACTCAGTAGGACCGAAGATCGACGCTTCCCCTGGCGATGCGAGATTTGGTTATGACCCCGAGCCCAATGAATCTAACAGCGGTGTAAAGGTCTGGAACCTTCTCGTCACTGTTCAAGGTGGTACTCAGATTACTAATGGCGAATTCGATAACGCTTTCGGAGCTGATTCTCACCGCATTGGGGCTAAGGAATACGATACCGCATCGCCGGATCCAGGAAAGCGTAACGTAACCCTCAAGGAGTGGTTCAAGATCTGTGTCCCTCCTCAGTATCGTATGGTCTACGAGTGGCGCCCTGTCCGTGCCATGTTCAGTAACGATCAGCTCAATGGGGTTACTAACACTGTTCGCTGGAGCGATGTATCTACTGCCAATGTAGATCCCTCCGCTCTCGGTGTAAAACGTCCTGGCGACCCTGTCATCCTAGACGGACAGACGTTGACGGATACTTCAGTCTACGACGTAGACTTTAGTAAAGTTACCATGTGGAAGATCGACTTCTCCTGGTACGGCGCGGTAGGTGCATTGTTCCTCTGCTATGTACCCGTCGCGAACGGCGAGGCGAGGTGGGTACGCGTTCATCACATGAGGGCATCTAACCAGCTCGATGTAGCGTCGCTAGGAAACGCTACACTGCCGATTACTTACCTGACTCATGCTGGACCTAGCAACGGTCTTCCGGACAACGGTAAGAGCACGTTGGTCAAGTACGGTGCGAGTTACTACATCGATGGTGGCGATAAGGGAACAGTCAAACTTCTCTCTAAGTCTTCCGACTACGCTAAGTCTGTAGCTTATGGCGGCATTAAAACTACCGTCGCTACTGCACCGGCATCGAATTATTTTAGTATCCTGTCCAGCGTTGTTCCCCAGGCACAGAAAGACCAGTTGATTGGTTCGTATCTGAAAAACGATACGACTATGAGAGTGACTTGGGTCGAGAACGACGACGGAGCGAACAAGGTGAAATTGTATTTCAACCAGGCCACTTCAGCCTTTACGAATGGGGATAACATTGAAATCGTTGTACCAAGACGTCAGCGTGCCATGGTCGCTCTACGGGCTAAAGATGAGGTAACTAATACAACCGGTACGCTCATCCGTAATCGCATCCAACTCTACCCGATTAAATACGGTATCGGTGTAACCCAACCGGATGCGGATACATCGAGTAATGTGCTAACTCTCAACTTTATCAAAAACCCTCTGCTGATAACAAATAATCTAGATAACTCTAGCCTCCAGCAGTCATACTCTATAGAGATATATTCAGACTCTGGCGCTACTGGCAACGGATTCAATTTGGGCTCTGGTATAGTCCCAGTAGAAATCGTCGAAACCAACAATATTACAACCTCTGACTACAGCGCCCTGGGTACCCTGATGCCTACCTCGGGCGACTACATTCACATGTATATGAGGGGCATCGCGACGAGTTCTATTCCTATCGGCGGATTCCCAGCCAATCCCTCTGTCTCCGAGGCTCCCGTGCTCGTAAGGTTGTTTAGAAAAGGTAATAAGTTTTACATTCAAAACTTCTCTCCAAAACCAGAACCTTTCACGGTGTATGGCAACATGATCCCCGTTCGCATGTATAACTTCGATGTCAATGGGTCCCTGACCCTATTCACCGGAGATTTTAACCACACTCAATACGAGGATCAGAAGAAATGGAACGAGACCGGTAATGTAGGTACTTTCGAATCTATTGCCGAACTTTCGGGAGCATCGGTGTCCCAGGACTTCCGACTTTCCCCAGTAGCTGATACGGGAAGTACGATCTTCTCGATCTACACTAACCCCGGTGGTTCGCAATACGATCTTACGGACTACTTCGCATATAATAAAGAGTATATTTCCTACCCTCTGACCGACGAGGTCGACATCCTTTGCGCCTACGCTATGTGGGAGTCTACATCGGCTAATTCTCAACCCAGTACCGAACTCTCAGTGGTCAACTCTCTCACTTGGGAGGAGCAGTAAGGAATGGCTGGTAAAAATTCGATCAGGGCGGAGCAGACTCCTCCCCGGACTACTCGAATAACCGAGCAGATGGTCGACATTAGGGGTAATCCTTTAACGACTGAACAAGGTGCGCCACTAGTAAGCGAGAAGGACGCGTATAGGAGAAGTGAATACGGACAGAATACTTCTCCTAGCGTAGTTGTCGATTCCGACTCTTATAAGAATGACGGCCTAAGTACAAAAAATGCTTTTAGCAGGGGAGACCCTGCTGCACTCCCCGTGGTCGAAGAGTTTGCTGAACAGAGCGAGGTGTCTCGATCGCTTCTAGGTATTAACCGGGAAACGACTCAGCAGGGTATATTCGGTAACGTATCGACCTACGGTCTCGACCCTAAAGATTGGAAGTTAGATAGTGCTGGGTTTAGAGATTTTGCATCTCTTCAATGGTGGACACGTAGACCTAGTTCTACAGGAAACTATTACTTCACCCGATTCGATGAGGACGAGAGAAACTCGGCCATCGTGCTGTCTTCTAGCCCAACACCTTTCCTACCTCCCCCTCGGCCAAGTATCACCGATCAGCTTATAAATCCTGGCCAAGCACAGGACTATGGAAACTGGGGCAGGTATATAAACTCCATTGTCGCCCTATATTTGTTCCGGCACATGGTGCGGAACTTCTCCCAAGCTCAGTGGGAAGAATTCAACCTGCTACCTACTCTCTCGAAATACCCTCCCATCGATAATGGTGACGGCACCTTTGAGTTTAACGAACTCTATTGGGATAAGCTATGGCTCGATATCCAACAACTCCGGTTCGGACGGATAAGTAATTATCCAATCATCCCTAGCGGGAAAGCTTATAACTTCCTATCAGGTACTGAAATAGAAAATTGGAGGTCTACTTCGGGGCTATGGGGCAGCGCAAGTGTAATCATCGATGAATCTACTAACGTGCTACCTGTCAATCTCAGCGTTTCTTGGGACAGCTTTTTCTTCTCAACAACGAGGGTATATTATCCCGAAGGATTATCAGAAGACCGTGGACACTTTAGGATAAAGACTAATCCTACTGCAGAGATCTGGGAAAAGTATCACGGCCTCAGGTGGGATGAGATCAGAAGCGACCTTAAGGAGTGGGAATTTACTATCCACGAAAACGAGTCTACTGTTACCGACCTAGAGAAAGACCTAAAGTTACCATATTTCATCCTCGATACCCCTGTCGTACCCGACACCGATAACAATGTATTCTCCAACCTCTGGCCATCAGCCAGCTTTGGAGAACAGATTAATCTCCCTACAGATACTAATAGACCGGGTGGCCCTCAGGGTGTTAGAAGCGAAATCACTCTTAAGTCGATTAGGTCGTTTCGGTATCAACCGGGACGGATTAGCGGTTTTACTTACGGCGCCAAGGTAAGCGAGATTGGGGCTGGCCCAGGTACAGTCTTGGAGTTTGGTATTGAAAACGACACCGACGCTTACATGTTCCGTCTCACCAACGGATCCCTGTTCTCTGTAGTCAGACGTTCCATAGTCCCCCTAGAAGATACCCAATTCCTCAATGATGCTAACTATGCAGAGAATACTAGAACGGTAACTCGTAACGGTCAGGTTCAGTACGAGACGGTTATCGAGCAGAAGATCATGAACGGTGATCCGCTTAGCGGCGAAGGTAAGACCGGGTATTTCCTAGACCCTGATACGGTTACCATGTACAAGATTGAATTTGGCTGGTACGGAGCTATCGGGGCGAGATTCTATGCCTATATACCCGTAGAAAATGATCAGTGCAGGTGGGTAGTCCTGCATACCCTCGTTATCGAGAATCAACTAGGACGACCTTGCCTAGGCGATCCCTTCTTCTACTTCAAGTATCGACTTTTAGTCCAAGATTCTTCAGCGATTCGTATAGACCAGTATATCCATAAGTTCGGCGCTTCGTATTACATTGATGGATACGATGAGGGAACCCTATTCTCACTTAATGCTCAGTCTAAGGTAAATTATCTACCTAGCCCGGGATTCAGCGCTTCTAAGACACAGCTCAATGCTATTGACTGGAGGACTGTGATGGGTATTAAGCCTAGGCAGTTTTTGGTAAACAGGTTTGGCACTGAAATTTATAATAAAAAAGAGATTTTTCCAGAAAACTTTAATGTCTACAGCCAGCAAGATTGTGAAGTAAAGATTGTTAGGCAGAAGGGCTGCCCAGAGTGGGCCTATAGCCATCAAGAGGGTTACTCTTGGACCGAATTACCGGAGAGCAGAAGACTTAAAGGAAAATTTACAATCGACCCCTACTTCCAACTAGATTCAGGCCCGTTGGGGATATCATCCTCCGACGCATCAACATTCTCTGCTGTAGCGGTGTATAACGTACCCTCTGCCGGTTCCTTTAGGGACCCCACAAACAGCGCTAATTGGACTGTAATCGGTAACCAAGTCGTCCGAATCATAGGCGACGATCTTTTCGGACTTTTCCCATCTAATAAAGACTTTAGCACCGCACTATCTTTAAAACTCCAAAGAGATGTGGAAGACCGAGCACAGTATCTATCTAGCCGTGAACCAAGCCCTAATTCGGATAATGTCTATCTCCCCTTCACTTACTCTCTCATAGATCCGTACACACAAGGCTACGATATAGAATTTGATTATTTCCGCCGCGACCAAATACTTCTTAGCAGCATAGATATCCTGAGCGATGAGTTCTTTATCTTCTGGGTCGGTGGTGATCTGGACGGACTAGAGGGACCCCATAGCAGTTCTTTTAGGGTAGGGTTTGCATGGCCGAGCGTGTCAAGTAAAACGATAGAAGAGTATGCTGACTTCGATTCATTCCCTGACTCCGGAAACACCAGCACACTGTACCTCGATCAGAGTAAAAACACTTATTATGATTGGAACGGCACGGAAACGGAATACGTGGCGACTCTATACGCCACTGCTACATCTCCTGACTGGGGCATAGAAGCTAACGCTAACTACGACGGCCTCACCTTCGCTGACGGCTTGCCCTACGATTTTGCCTTCGACTACCCTGAAAACACCTTGTACGTCGAAAGCAGCCCGTTAGTAGCAACTAATACTTATAACCTAGAATCGGGTGAATCTGGAAACTACGAAGGTATCAGCGAATTCGGAGGAGATGATCGTCTCAATGTGCCCGGCACTGATGGCGGACGTTGTCGCGGAGTATTCTGCAAAGCAGGTAGAGAGCTTAGAGAGGGCGTTGAAATCGCCTCCGAAAAAGATGATGACGGCAACGATATATTCTATGTAAGCGACCTCAATTCTCCCTGGCCCAACTTAGGTGAAGAGAATTACACCGTTACTATTGTGCAAGGTAGCACTACGGTTAATGTGTCGACTTCCGGAGGACAAACATTGACAGTTGGCGACGCCACTTTCTATGTACTACCGATCTCTACTGGAACCCTGCCAGGGGGGTTGAGCTTAGGAGCTGTAACAGTCTATTATAACATAGTCTACATAGCTAGAATGAATAAGAGATTAGAACCTGAAGCTATTCTTGTCTCCGATATTGCACCGGGCAATGTACCGTTCATTAGAGCTTTTATTCAAGGACGGCAGGGGGCTAGCATTGGCGGAATGTGGATAGGGCAGAAAACACCTAACGGTATCGATGTCAAGCCATTCACCCCCCACAGGAGTACAGTGTCCATCAACGACACTGGAGATACTGAGACTAATGGTAATGGCGGACCGGTTAAAGTGATTAAAACCTTTACCCATATAGATAGTCAAGGTGTCTCCACTGCACCGACTAAATCAGTAAACGAATCCCCTAAAAAGTGTGGTAGTTTTCTCTCCCCTGGCGGAGTCAATTCAGCGGGTATTTTCACCCCCTCAGACTATCCGATTCGCTGGTTGACCAGCAATGGGGGTACTCCTTTGGCGACATATTACGTCTCCGCTAATACCCCGACATCAATTGATCTTAATACGATCTTTAACGTGTCTGCAGAGAGTATTGTGAATGAGGACGACGGTAATCTGGCTACATTCTTCATAGCTCGATCTCTTGGTAATCACGATGAAACAGAGAACGAGATCTATGTGTCGCTGAACTACAACGAACAGTAATCTCGTTGAAAGCTAAGTAGTAATAGCGCAGACATGAGCGAGACGGTTTTTCAAGGATTTGGTCAGTTTTCTCGTCCCGATATCGGGTTGATATCTGATAGTTTTTCAAACCTAAGCGAGATCTTTCAATCCGACAAGAGAGATGCGCTTAGAAATATTCTTATTCAGCCGGAAACTCTCGACCTCATAAGAGGGTTGTATGAAGATATCTCTAGAGAAGACCTAAGGTCCGCATCGGGTTTAGACCGGCTCCTATTGCCCTCCCTTAACCAGCTTAGTGAAGTCTTTTTAGATCGGATACCTACCCGGTTATATGTTAACAAGGACTACTATAATCCAGAGTACACATTGGGCAGTGTAGGGTCCTCTCAAGTAAAGACCGATAACATCCTGATATTTAATGGTTCTATACAATGCCAAGGAGCAACGTATAGAGAGAAAGCTTTAGATACTAATAGCAGTATATTTAGCACTAGTGTTAACCGTAAGGTTGCTATGTCAACGTCTCGAGCCAGTCTGTTTAACGCTGAGCAAGGGACAGGAGTTAATGTGGGCTGGTTTGCTAGCGCTAGCTATTCCGGAGGCATAAGGGTACGTAGACGCTCTCATGTCAACAGAGTCTTTTTACCCAAGACTAGTTTTCTCAAAAAATCAGAGATTTTAGAAAACCCTACCCACGCTATAACACTTAACGTTGACAATGGGGACACTGGGACAACAGAATCGGTTAAGTTGTTATCCACAAAAAATACCCCGTTGCGTATATTTTGCCGGATGGCTGAAGGTAACATTAAACTATACTTCACTGACTCTGCTGCCCCTTATTTCTATGGTTTTCAAATCCAACCCGCTCAACAACGACCAAACTCAGTGCCAGTAGATTTCTTACCAGTCGAGCAGGTTACCCAGAATACGGGTTCTCTTGGACCATTTGACGTCCCCATTGATATTACAACTACCGGTTTTCAGAATCTTTACGATTTATATCTCTACTTATACGTTAATCCGCAGAGAGTTAGGGGGATAGAGTTTTCAGGGATAGATATCAAAGAGTTTCCAGACCAGAAAGATATGGGTTTAGTGGGATTTGATAACCTGGCTATCTTTAAGGTATCAGGAGGATCGATGACTATCCTACCCTTGTGGTTAAAAACTCTAGACGACAAGCTAGAAATCCTGGACCTAGCCGACTCAGGGGATAGGTGGCGCAATGGCCCCATGGGCTGGTTCGATATTAGGAATTCTTCTGCGACTGTTAATAATATCTCTGGTACGGGGCAAAATCCCCTGTACACCGTAGTTAGCTATCTTACCGTACCCAAGTCCGGTTCCTTCCTTAACGAAGATGGAGACGATTGGAACGACTCTCTGTTCGAAGATTATATAAAAGACGCTGCGGGGAGAGTCTCAAGTGTTGACAACCCAAGTTCCTATGATTACAGGGTGTTTTCAGCGCTTAAAACTCTAAACCTGGGTGATAGATTTTACGGGTACAGCCCTCGTCTCGACGACGTATTCCCCAACCTCAGAGAATTGTCTTGGAGACAAGATGGCGATAGAAATTATCGCATACTCTGGGGTAGTTTGCCTAAGATAAACAATAACGGGAATATTTTATCATACGACATCTTTGGTTCTCGGGCTTCAGGTTCTATTACTGATATCGGCACCTCAACCATCGTAACTAATAATACGGTGAACGGGGGCTGCTATGTTTCCTACTATAAATTTAGATCGTTTAACGTTGCCGGGAGATATGGAGCAGCACATAGTATTACTGGCTTTATTAACAACCCTGACGACAGCTCTAACTGGTCTGTTTGGAGATCTAATACCCAAAGCATTAATATACGTTGGACGCAAGTCTCTATCGATTTGCAGTCCGGAGAGTGGACTAGCTTGACTTCGCTAAACTCTGGATACTGCGGAGGAGCAAAATTCAGTGCTGCTACGGGCAGTGAAACTAATCCCCTAAAGGTACCTAAATTGGGGAGGTTGGACCTCTACGGATCCAGTACAGACGGTCCTATGGCCTCTTTGGGTACCGTAAACGATACTAAACAACTTACTACGATCAACATAGGTGCTTGTAATGGGATCGACCCAGTGACAGAGAATGGGATAGACTTTTTGCTACCATCTAACTTCGCACCAAGTCGGTCGGAGGGAGATGACCATAAGCTTGTCAACTTTTATATTAATAACTTTAGTAATAGTTACAGGTTTAGGAAGAACGACTTAGAGAATCTATACGAGCTTGTTAGGTTAGAGACTGAAAGGGATAACACTTCTTCCACATCTTTAACAGGCCGCTTCCCAATATTCCCCCTCAAAAGATTTAAAGAGACGGAGACTAAATCAATTAATATCTCAATAGAGAGATCAAATTTCTACGACTTATCAAATCTCTCTGTGTCCGATACGGACTATTATTTCTCCAGGGATATAAAAAATATTACCGCCTTTTCACAAAACACATCGGGCAGGGGGTCCATTCTACCCTCCTTCGAAGGTAGCTCTGTAAGTCAGGTAGAATATATCGATATAGGAAACTCTTTGCCCAGCACCTATCCGAGTGACTGGTCAGTGTCTTCTCTGCGAGATGCTTGTATCTTCGATTCCGACTCCCCCACTACGATCAGCGGTTTATCTTTATCCACCCTGACGCCCTCTTCGACCGATGAGGAAGATGACAAGGTGCACAAATTAACAGGTGGCACTGCGCTTAAGCAAAAGGTTATGGTTAATGATCTGGTAAAAAATGCAAGCGGGGACACTTTAGCCACTGTGATGTCAGTGTCCGACACGGAAATTATTATCACTAACTCTATACCAGGTTCTCTGCCTAGCACTCTGTATTTTCACAGACAAACTGTAGATATTTCAGGCTGGTTTAATAGCGGATTTTCTGAACTTAAACAATTTAGAGCTGCAAATTGCCGACTATCTGGTACACTGTCTATCCTGCCTGATACCGAAACGACCAACATCGGTTTCTCTAAAGTCGTCGATACTACCTACGCTGCTATTATGCTACAAAATAACCTGCTGTCCAGTTATTCTAGCGGCACTCTGGGTAAAATATTTAGCGGGAATAATAGAAAAATTACGGTAGACCTCTCTAATAATAACTTCCCGATAACCGTTATAAAGGTTATCATCAACGAAGTAGTATCTCTCGATTCGAGTACAAGTTTTAATAACTGCCTCGTTAAATTAGCTGGCAACAAGTTAGATGGGAACAACAAGTATAGTAACTATACCCAAAATGAGATATTCCCAACTACAACATCACCCGGTCCGGATGTTGTTGTTGCGTTATTTAGAAACGAACAGTTCGAAGTCTTTAATGAGGTAGAAATAACTACTGAAGCAGGGTTACCCATAAAAACATATGTCTCACAAGGTAATCAGAGCTTGTCTGTTCCGGGACAATTAGAGTCAGGAACTTACTACAAGACTAAAAAAACAGAGACTCAGGTTTCTACTGAGGATTCTTTGGGTCCACAGTTTAAAAATCTTTCAGGTATCAAAGTAGATTTAGGGTTTACTTACATCTCTCCTAGTACCTCTCCAATACCCGTCTCAGTGGAATTCCTTAACTCCACCACTAGAGACGCTTCTATCACGGAAACTGGATTAAACGCTTTGGCCTCCTGTCCAGGAACTGTCGGTTCTGGCTCTTGCTGGAAAAATAACCAGAATCAAGTTCTAAAACTAATCACCTAAAACTATGGCTGCTGGATTATTTACTGGATTTAACCTGTCAGAAGAGGGTCTCAACGCTACTGATGCCCTACAAAAACTCTATGCCCCCCAGGTCCAACAAGACCTGCTCCTTTTCGCTTTCTCTAATCGACTAGAATCGATTATATACTCTGCTAGCACGGAGTCTTCTAATCAGATCTACGGCCTTATAAACGACCCCATCACCGATGCTCAGGGCAATGTTATTTTGCGAACAAAAATACTTACCCAGGGGCAACCTAGTGGCGATGAAAGTTCGCTTCAAGAGGTTTATACTTTCTCCGATAACAATCTAGTCTGGTTCGACAAGGTACCTTCTGGTCTAGAGTCATCGGTAAAAGTATCTGTAAACGGATCTATAGTAAATGTTTCTGTACTAGGTACCGGAGAAAATTATAAAATCCTAGACTTAGATGGAAATGAAATAACTCTTCCCGCTCAGATAGATGTTAGAGTAAGAGGTGAAGAGTCAGGATCGGATAGCGGCAGGGTAAAAATTACTGTCTCCCAGGATGGCTCGATAGACAGATCAGTCGGTGTGGTAGTCGTAACCCCGGGCACGGGGTATATAGACCAAGAACCTTTGGAGATAATCCCTGGCTGCGGTGGAGATGATATCCCTTCGGAAGATGGATGTCTACTATACACCGAGGACGCCACTAGATCAGGTGGTACTTACAGCCAATCTGGCAACACGGTCACTGTTACCCTAAGCGACCATGGCTTGTCTGATGACGACCAAGTGTCTCTAGACTTCACATCGGGGGAGTCTACTGACCTGACTTCGACGGTTACTGTCACCGACAGCAATACGTTTACCGTTCAGTCCAGTCAGAATATAAGTACTTCTGGTAGTGTAAAGGTAACAATACCAAACTGCTCGCTAGTTCAAGATCCCTATGTGTCGGGGAAACCTTCGGTAAAGGCATTACTAAAGAATGAGAGATATACCTATAGGGTTAGATTTTCTGGAAACAATGGGTTCTTTCTCTACGACGATAGAGTATCAGAATATCTGTATCTCGGAACATCTTACGACTCTCTACAGTTAATACCTGCTCAAGAAGAACCGTCTATGATCATTAGAAGGAGAGATGAAATCTCCTCTAGAAATCTATCTCAACTCTACAACTTAGACGGATCATCTAGTTTCTTTTCTTACTCCGATAACTATGCCACAGGGGAGAGTGTTGGAAATACTATACGGGGCTTATCAGACTCCGTGGAAGAACTGAAGGACGGGTTTAAGTATTTCGTACAGAATGTAAGGTTACCTTCGGAATCTTTAAATAATCTCGGCACGAGTTACAATATCATCGAGGGGAGAAATATAAATACTAACCATCGAATTGTCTTTAGAGATCCCGATAGTGTTCTTGATCAACCACTGTTTGAAGATAGCTCGGCCACTTATTCCCAATCAGGTACGACGATAACCGTGTCTTCAACTGGCCATGGACTGTCTGCTGGAGAAAAGGTAAACCTTTTCTTCTCTACTGGTACAGCGACAGATGGTAGATATGAAATAGCTACTGATTCTACCGATGAGTTCACGGTCACATCGGGACAAAGTGCCACCACCTCCGGCGATGTTACAGTTCGGCAAGGAGTTAACTTTTTCGAACTAAGCTCTCTTACTGGAGTCGGGCAGACTACATACTTCGGGCAGAATATACCAGGCATATGGTTATGGTCGGGGGATAAATACCGTAGAGTATTTAGTAGTGACGATAAGCCGTTTATGAGTCGTAATGGTAAGCAGTATCTAAGCCCAGCTATTTACGATATAAGTGGGAGCCTAATAGCAGCGAGTGATTATCGTTATAGCATAAGCACGGCTTACTACAAGCCCGGAGAACCCACTGATTTCCCCTATATCAAAGGGTTTAATACGACTCTATCTACTCTCGTACAAAATATAACCCCTAGCACCGACCCTGACAACGGTGGATTTGTTTTTCACAGGACTCTAACTACGGAGACAATAAAGACTGCGGTCGACTACACAGTGACATCTTGGCCACTATTCTCCTATCTAGATGGCAACGCGGTCAAAGACGCTAAATTCCTAGCTATCTAGCTTGACATATGCGTAATAGGAATCTTTAACTTCTTCCTGATTACCAATGTGAATCAGTTGGTCCTCATCAAAATCCGTGGAGTCCACGGGCAGGTCTATTTTTAGTCTATGGGTATAATCAGCGAAGGCTATCTCTACCCCCAGATCTAGGCCATCATCTCCTAGAGATTCCACAGCACTGCCATTAGATTCTTTGAACTCGAGCTTTTCGGTCACCGTTAAAGTTTTACCACCAAGCTCTAATATATTCGGGTCTCCCCAGAACACGTCATACTGCCCCTTTGTATTCCCGGCATCATAGAGATTGAGGTCTGATATCGCTATGGCGGATAGCAGGGGATTTGATATGGCGTAGGGGGGATAGCATATCTCTGCACTCGACTCAGGGTCAAATCCGAATGGAGTTACCCGGGCCGACGCGGGTCTAGGTATCTCACTAAGGCTACCGCTGAGACTACCACCATTATAGGTGATCTTGAGAACGTCGGCAAATGCCATCGATTCACCACTATCGACGAGGAGATAGTTGTACGTAGCATTTTCTTCTGTGTAATACTCTATATATTTACCGCTAAAGCTATTGATATCCGCTCCTCCCACCTGCAGAGTCCCCTGGGTAGTAGATATCTGGATAAGGCTGACATTATTGTCAATGTCTTCATTGTCAATGTCTTCATATCTCTCTACAGTAACAACTAAGATAGCCTTCAGGGAGTTGACGTTAGTCGTGAATCCAGAGTCATCAGCGACTCTGGTCACCGATATATTAATCGGAGATAGCCACGCACCGTCTGAAAATGCTGGCAATCCGTACCCGGTCGGGTCATCGCTAGAGGGCGATGCGATTTCATCGTAACTCAAGCCGTTCCACTCATAATACTTATCTTCACTCACTGCGTAGTAAACGACTCCGGCCGATCCGGTGCCAGGTAAAACTGCCAGCTCGTCGTACATGTCTACGGTATAAAATTTATTATACCTGGGGTCCTCCGTATCAGTTACTTTACTAATATATAATCTAATGCTGTTTGGTGACACCTTGCCGCTGGCAACAGTTTCGTGATTAGGACTTCCACCCAGGTCGTCCGCACCTAAGAGATCGGTGTCTTCGTACATGGCGCTGTTGATGGGGACGGCGTTAAAGTTTAGTTTACCCGCTTCGCCCAATTGGTTAGGAACCATGCGCAATCCTATATAATTCGAACCAAGTTCTTCAGAGCTGGAGTATCTAGTTTCTCCGAGAATAATGTTAGGGCGCGAAGAGTATGTATGCTTCTCAATAGCAGCTCCGGGGTTAACTACTCTGTTATTTGGAGAAACCTTAGCCGAAGTATCGCTGACAATCTCTTCAATGATATACTTTTCCCCTGCCGCTACGTCTACAACATCGCCTACAGCGAGTTCGCTGTTAAAAACCGTACCGGTCCCGGTCATCGTATCCCCGCTGATTCCTACCGTCCCCGTAAGCGATGTGCCCCCATCACCGTATAAGCCGAGCCCTAGGGCGGGTGATCTCAGCGAAGAATTGAAATCGTTTTCAAGAAAACCATCGAGAGGGGTGTTATCTCCGTCAACAGCGTTGGGGTCGGTATCATAGGGGTGTCCCTCTGAGACTTTCCACCATGTAGGTCTGGTATCAAAACCTACTCTTTGTATATCAGGCTCGTGAGAGCCGTCCGTGAGATCGAGGTAGGAGATGTAAGCCTCATCAGGCGAGGCTATACGACCTTTCCACAGCGCAGTAAGATTATCATTAAATTCTGGTGATATTCTCAGAGTATAAGTTCCCGCAGCGACAGTATCCGTTGTCGTCACATTAGTGCCATTAGTAGACAAATCGATGATGATGGGCGAAGCGAGTATATCACTGCCACTAGCGATTAGGGAGTATGACACTGAGGCATCGGAATCTTCAAGGATATTAATAACCTGATCTATTGTGGTGCCAGCAACATTACCAGAGCCGTCAATATCTACAATATGCTCTTCGCTATAGAAATTAATAGCACTTGAGACCGAAGTCGTCTTGATAAATAGATTAGGTTCGGTGGGTACAATCTCATCTAATGCTATCTTATCCGTCGCGCCGTGATACATTCTAATAGTGATGGGGACATAAGCCACCCAATTATCACTATAACCATACTTGTATTGATCACTTAACTGATCTGTGTTAAAGGTTACTTTGGAGAGATAAGTCTGTTCGGATTGCTGAGCGGAATTACCATCTACGCTGAAAACCTCAACCCAGGACGTGGCATCGCTGGCAATGGCCATGTCTATCTTCACCTGTACATTAGTCTGCACCTGAAAAGCATAGATGCCAGGAGTAATCCTAAGATAACCATCCCATCTAATCCCCCAATTATACTGATACGACCTTAACGGTGAAGGGGGTTGTTGCCAACGAAAGTTTGAGTCTTCGGCAATAATGCTTTGATCACCACCCGAGCTATCCGCTACGAGGAGAGTTTGTTCAGCACCAGTCCACCTAGAATCTATCCATGCTCGGGTAAACCAATAGCCCTTCTCGATATACGGCAAGATACTACCAGAGCTATTAATCAATACCTTGCTGCTGGTAGACTGATTATTATCATCTAAGTTGCCATTACTTAGGGACGTATCAGCATCATTGGGTGATTGACTAAACCACAGGGGTTTATTTCTCACCGAATAAGGACGTATCAGTTTGAATACGAGATCAGAAAAATTTCCCGTCGTAGCGCTCTGTATACCTGACAATTTACTAATCGCGCTAGATCCTTCTACTGTCCATGTGGTAGGAGATGTCAGCCTGAGAGATATCTCCAATCCACTAAGATTAATGACCAGACCGTCAGCAGTCCCGTACTGATCAAGATCTAATATGATAGCGGTCTCCACCCCTAGAATCGTAGATTCAGAGAGATTAGTAGTTCCATCAGTATCTTTAAGCTCGGATACAGTGACCGCTCCGGTGTCAGAGTTAAAGGAGAATCTTATAAATCCAATATGCTGAGGGGTAGTCGGAGGCTTATAAAACTGAGCACTGGGCCCGCTGTGTAGATTGGGATAAGTTCCGTCTCCGTAAAACGAGTCGAGAAAATTTATTCTATCTTGAATCCGAATCCTTGGAGTTATAGAAACCGTACTCCCTAGACTACCTCCCCCTATACTAGCACCAGACAGTCTGCTAAGAAAACTCCTGTCTATGCCTTCGTCAACGAAGTCTGAAGTAACGTTCCAGTCTAACACGTCATAGGGACCCCCATACTGATTTGTTTCAGCGCCCTCGGTTATACTTATCTTACGCAGAATATTATTAAGGCTTTCTCCTCGATCTTCAACATCGGACAGAGCGGAGGAACGCCTTAGGCCAATAAATCTCGCCCGGCCACTCTTCCTGGGAGCCTCTTTTCTTAACCTTCTTATCAGAGATTGTCCAGTTAAACCGAGATCTCCGCTGACTTTGGTCGCCATAAATCTTACTATACTATTCCTAATAAGCTTTCAACGTTGAAAGCAGAGTGAGGAGGTATTTAATTTTGACAAAAAATGTATTCGAAGGTAGCGCTTTTTTAATAGCCGAACTGATCTTCTGTCTAGCTTTTCTATCTGCCTGCGAGATTCCAAACTGGACCAGGGGACCTTTTTCACCCAACCAATGTGTTGACAGGTGGATGTTTTCGGCTGGGCTTTTTTTCCCTTCAAGTTTACAATCCCCTGGTGTTACTTCGCCTCGTAGAGGTCGGAATAAGACTTGATGACTTCTCGTACAAACTCGGAGCGAACTATGTCGTCCATGCCGAATTCGACACAGCCCACAAACCCCTTGAGGTGATGTAGTCTAGACCTAGCATCGCTAAGTCCGTCGCCTCCGAACCTTTTAGACAAATCTCTCTGTACCACATCGCCGAGGAGAGATATCGTGCTGTGATCACCTAGACGTGACAAGATGGTAAGGACAGAGTGATCAGTGGCATTCTGCATCTCATCCGCGATGATCATACAGCGGTGTAGTGATCTCCCCCTAAGGTGTTCGATGGGCAAAAACTCTATGATCTTCTTATCAATAAGATAATCAGCCTTCCCCTTTGCCATAAACACACTCAAAGCATCTCGTAAAGAGGCGATATGCGGCTCGAGCTTATCCTTCTCCGTGCCTGGCAAAAACCCTATCCCTTTCTCTCCAGGCGTATCGACGATGGGTTTAATGTAGTAGATTTTGTCTATAAGGCCTTTTTGTAGTTTTTCACAAGCAACGTAGACAGACAGCAGCGTCTTTGCAGTCCCCGGAGGACCGGTCAAGATGGTCAGAGTTCTAGTTCTCAGGTATTCCATAGCCTCCTTCTGACTCTCATTGGCAGGATGTATCGTAACAACTCCGTCCCCCCTAGAGGATGGAATCCCATAAGCCATCTCGTTATACCCTGGCACTGAGGATTCAGTCACCTTCTCTCTCCTGCTTTTACCTTTGGCCATAAATCACCTGTAGATACAAAAAATGGGCAGACAACAGACATGCTGTTGACTACCCTTGGGGTTGAGTTTTCCTTAAGTCGGGTCAAAGATCTCTCCAAATCCCTTACTTAGCTTTCAACTACGGCAGCTCGAGTCCATCGCAGTAGGATAGAGTGACAGAGGAATCGTAGAGATCTCCGTCCATTGTGTGTATATTCTCCTGAGGGACAATGGTACCCGATCTAAGGTATTCCCTAGTAAACTTATAGTATTCTTCGTGCTCAATCTCCCTCTTCTTAACCTGAGAATGAACCCAGTAATGGGAGGCTTTAGGGTACTGTTCAGTAATCTCGTCTCTATGCCTATTTTCAATATCTTTATTCCACTCATGCTCTATAAGAACGAGATCGAGACGGCTAGAGTATGAGAGGAGAAGTGACTCTACTTCATAGGAGTACTCGTGAGGGATAGGGGGCATCTTAGCCCGATAAGGTTCGTAGAACAAGGTGTCAGAAACAAACCGGTCTAGAATCAAGAAGTCGATACCCTTGTCGTTTACATCCGACAGCGAGTCGGTAAACTGTTGTATAGGGGAGTGATGGGACGGATCAATTCCGCTAAAGTGAGCGACTAAGACGCTTGAACCGAAACTCTCCAACACCTTCTTTGTATTCCTTATCGCAGTAGTTTTACCCACCCGATCTGCACCGAGAACAATGATCGTTTCCATAGGCCCGAAGTAACCGGGACAACTGTAGCACGTTGAAAGCTCTATAGACGATTAGCTAGACAGTTTCATGACACAGCCCCAGCCAAGATGGGGAGTCAGATTTACCTCTGACCTCACCCACAACGAACAATATGTTCAAGGACTTTACGACAATGATAACACAGCGGCGAAGAGGGGAGAGCTGTTTCTAAACGAACCGGAGGAAGAGTTTTACTATGTCGATAGCACAGGTACGGTAAAAACTGCTTATAAGAACACCTCGGTCGAGTTTAGCCGCATCGATTTTACGGGACTGCGCGAATTCTCCGACGACACTGCAGCGGCGGCGGCAGATCCGGCCGTACCTATTGGCGGATTATACCACACCTCTGGGGTTTTGAAGGTCCGTCTGACCTAGGATTTTTAGTTGAAAGCTAGATGTAAGTAGAAATTGCCATGACTGTCACCACTGCGACATTAAAAAAGCTTGTAGGGATAGAGTTTGAGTTTAAATCCTCCCTCGACGATTTCCTGCAGACCGTAATTGACAACAAGCTAGTTCTTGAGTATAATAGCGGCTCTAATACTCCTGCCGCAAGGACCAGCTCGCTGAACAGCTTTGTTTCCTGCGGCCCTAGTATGGGGTTTGAAGCTAAGAAATTTGCCTACGGAACCCTCGAACTAATCGTTAACGCCCTTGTCAACAACCTCGATGTACCCGAGGATCCCTATGCCAACGAACTCAACGATCAGCTAGTCAACATCACTCGATACGTCGGTATCGATGGCGAAGGAGACTACCACTTTATGGTAGCGGTCTACAATCTGACTGTTACCTTGTCCGAGATCCTTGACAATGTCACCCCCGTCGGCCCTATTGTAACTTATACCCTAACCGCTGGCGGTTCTGGCTACACCATCGACGGAGCTGATGAAGATGAGACAGGAGTCGTGTTCCTCGGCACTCTCGCTCTCGGAGATCAGACAGACCCGGATCAGTATACCAATGCCGTATTCGAAGCCACTATCGCCTCTGGCGTCGTAACTTCTATCACCGCTCTTAGCGATGGAGGAGACGGATTCGCAGTAGGCGACGTCGTAAGCCTCGATATCGATACAGGGACTGCGGGACAGGAGAGTGCTACTGGGTCCGGAGCTGAGGTAACAGTAAATAGCGTAGGTTAATAATGGACGGGCTATACCGCTGCAGGTGTGCGGTAAGCTATAGGCCGTATTCTAGTGACAAACTAATCTCGTTTTCTGAGAAACAAGTAGTCAGCGCTTCAGTAAACCTCCAATGGAGCCCTAATGGGCTAGTAATGAACGCCGATGCTATGACCGAGGCTACGCAGTTTGTTACTGCGTTGTCAGGGTCTACGGCCAGTATAACCTTATCCGACCCCTATATGACCGGGGTAGCCTGGGCTGCCCTATTCGATTCTGCTGCAGCGTATACGAACTCCAGCCATGCTGCAGCGAATCACATCATGCTGCCTGCTTGCAAAGAGGGAGAGAGCCCGGAGTCGAATCGGTGTAGGCGTTTTCAGGAGATCGAGGATCCTCGTTTAAGAAAGGGGGGCTTTGGTGACTTCGCCCATATAGTGGTGAAGTATTACTACGAAGTGGCCGGTACGAAGGTATCATTGGATACCTATTTTAGGCTGCAAAGTTTCTCAATTAAGCATGGTAAATCCTACCCCCAAGTCTCCCTACAAGGTGTAGACCCTCAGGTCGTAGCGTTCAACCAGTCTTTGGGAAACTTTCAGCTAGAGGAGAACAAATCTCTAGAGGAAAACCTGAAAAACGTGGTAGAAGAGCTGGGATACACCCCCTCCTTCTGTACCGATCCGACGGATAAGGAGACCAAGAAGTATATAATGCCCAGGTCGTTTAAAGAAAAGAACGTTACTGCTGGAGAGTTGATAAAAAAATATTTAGATAGTGTAGGTGGAAGCTATAACTCTTTGCCGGTAAAAGAATACGCTAAGAAGATATCTTTATGCACCAGAGCTAATGTGAATCAAGGATGTTCCGTATTCTACCTGGGCAAAGGACTCTACGAGGGGTATACTATCACCGGTCAAGTCCCCACCAATCTCTTGAACCAAAACCTGGAGTATGACCTGTCCAGAGGTCTTGGATATAACTACGATAAACTCCCACTACGGGAGAATAAGTCATACACTATTGATGATATATACAAAGAGAAGAGAGATGCGAAACTGAAAGATGCTCGGACAGACCTGACTAGTTTTCCTAACCAATTCGAAACCCTTAACAAGAGGTTTTCAGACAAACAGACTGGTAGCGGATATGTATGGAACTCTGCAGGACCGCAGGTGAAGACTGAAAAGAAGAAAAAGACTAACTTCTATGGAATCGGTATTAGCGGCGATGCCCCCAAGTCACTTTTAGATGGCATAGCGGTAACTGTCAGCGGAGATGGGGGACGAGTCATCATAGCAACGAATTACTTCCTACGTTACTGCGATGAGAACAAGAAGTGTAGGAATAGTGTTATCATGCAGGAGACTGTCAATCTATCCAGTGTAGAGGAGAGGTTGAAGGAAGGTACTCCCGTGGAGATGAATGAGCAGATAGGGACTGCGACGAGTGAGAAACCTGAGTTCACCAGATTTTACATTTCCGCTATTAGTTCGTCTGATAAGATAACTCTGTCCCCCGCTTTGGTGTGGAAATACGCTGTACCGGTTAAACCACTGACGGATGAGGAGAAGAAGGATATTGATTTGAGGGGAGATAAGCCATCGTCACCGGTGAGTAATTCGGGCCAAGGCTCTGTTATTGGGAGAGTGGGAAATACTGGACGCAGTACTGGTCCCCACCTTCACGCTGAATACGAACCTTCCAGACCAATCACTAGAGAAGACCTTGATGGGATTATAGAGATTGGAGGTAGACCACCTTCGTCCTGGAAAACATCTTCTCGATACGGAGCTCAAGAAGAATTTAGACCTAGACCTCACAAAGGGGTAGATTTGGTTGGAGACTCAGTAGATATAAATAATCAACCTATAACTCTGCTCGATGGTAAAGTTATAGATACTGGTTTTGAGAGTGGATTTGGAAATTATGTGGTAATAGATACTCCTAAAGGCGAAATTCTCCTGGCTCATTTGGCAGACGGGTCGACTCAAGGTGTCCAGGGAACCAAATCCAGCGTAGGATCTAGATACGGTACTGGCGTGCAAAGCGGTCCTGCTGTCAACGGTGCTGAGATATCGACTGAGTTTAAAGGTATCCCCCGTGCCCTGAGAATCGTGCCGGGAAGAACGATTCTATCGCTGATTACCAACTACGATGAGTGGGTGGAGCAGGGTAGGCCGAGTACAATCGATCCGGGGATATGGATAGCAGAGAGGTTTTCCAAGTGGTTCGTTAAAAATGCCCGCTACCAGTGGAGTAAAGGAGACCTTAGAGTATCTATAACAGGGGTTACTGATTGGGGGAATACTACAGCTAGGATACAAGTTCCCCCTTTTGAGGATTATATATCCTCAGGAGAATTTAATGTCGCAAAAGATTACTACGGATATATAAGATCGGTAGGGGATTTGTGCTGGAAACTTGAGGACGGTAAGACCTCCTGCGAAGTCTTTTGTAAAGAGGCTCAGGATATTGAAAATTTCTACAAAGCAGGAAGATCGGGGAGTAGGGGAAGTGTTAATAGCGAATTTCCTCCGGCAAACTGTCAATACAAGGGGTCTAAGTATCCTGCGGACAAGGTAAATCTTATCATAAACGCTACAAGACAAGCGGGAATAAATACGAAGGCGGCTTATGCCGGCATCGTTGGCAATGCTCTGGCAGAGTCCACTACAAATCTTGATCCGGCCATAGAGAATCGGAAGGGTAGCGGTGCTTTTGGAATTTTCCAATGGCTAGGCCCCAGGAGGACAAATCTAGAAAAATTTGCCAGAGAGTCTGGCAGATCAGCTTCCGATTTTAATACTCAAATGTCATTTTTTATAGCAGAATTGGACCCTGACAGTCCGTACTACGATGCTACGTCAGATGTAAAAGCGCCAGGGGGAAATCTCATCCAGGCCATGAATTCTGCCAGAAGCCCAGAGGAAGCCGCTGCGCTGTTTAATGATGCATATGAGCGAGCCCCTGGTCAGCTAGAAGGGGAAAGGCAAGATTTCGGTGTAGAAATCTTTAGCGAAATGGATTGTGTAGAAGAATGATAGCAAGGGTACTTCTAGGGTTATTTTTTCGAGAGATCCTGCAAGAGTCTGCTAAGAAAATAGTTAAAGAGCAGACTACAAGACAGCTCTCGGACTCTGTGAGAGTAGAATTCCTCCGTGCCGTCACTGAAGGGTATACCAAAGAGCTAACCCATAACATCGGTCAATATGTCCGCTCTCTCGGCGCTGTTAGTGTCGAGGTGACTAGTGATAACGCAGGAGAACGCTTACTCTCCGCCCTTCAAACCTCTTTGCAGGCACTAGAAGTTGAGCTAGAGAGTCAGGGACCAGAATCCCCTGTTATACAATACCTACAGAGAAGGTATGGCGAAGAGTCCGCTACCCCCATAGGGCGCGAGAGTAGGCCAATCTATTCTATGGTATCGGGATATGACGCTAGATCTTCTCCCGACCAACCCTGGCTCAACAGAGTTCTCGAAGAATCCCCCGAAGTGACAGAAATCCTTGCCGAAGAGGCGGCCAGAGTCTTCGACTTAGTTTTTCCCGAAGTACTTTGATCCCTTCGACGTGTTTTCCGAAGCATCGAGAATTTGAAATTCAGCATGGAAAGAGTGGTAGTCAAACCAGCTCTCTGCCATTTCTACAGACTGCAGTCTACAAATAGCTCCACGGCATTTTACCGGAATCGTCTCGAGGTCATACTGATTCTCTCTACACCACTCCTCGACTAACCTAATAAACGGATAAACATGATCGACATGATACGGTCCTAGGATGGGTTTTCCGCTGAGAGACGACTTAATAAGTCTCTGACCCTTGAACCTATTTCTATACTCCTGTATCTGAGGTTCAATAACCCCTCTTAACGCTCTAATCGCATTCTTTCTGTTCTCTTTAGCCGGATCAGGAGCAGTTGACTTGGGGAAGATAGAGTCCATGACGTACTTTTTACCCACCCATACCTCGTAACTAGAATTAGGGGTTACAAGAACAATCCCCTTGACGCGTTTTCCATTAAACGCTTTCTTAACTACTTTGTAGTCCACCCTGCCCCTGTCCATGATTCTAGAAAATCGGGGTATCCTTATTAAAACGTTTGAGAGAAAACAATAATCTGACTTGGAAACACTCAGACCTGGTTCATAGCTAGCAATTATCTCTGACCATTTAGCAGAAAACTGCTTTTTATTGTACTGTTGGCCAAGAACTTCTACGTATCTAATAGACATGGAACTTCTAAAACTTTACTCAGAATTTTCTGAGTCTCCTCTCTAATACGGTGTTGACTATTAATCCCGGGATATTTTCTAAATATAGTGGAATTAGCCCGCTTATTGACGTAGACGTCATTGAGAAATTGATATTCCCCCTCAGGGAGATCGGATAACTTCATTAAAATACCAGAGTACTCTGACATCATCTTTTCGATACTATCTTCCCTGGGATTTTCATCTTCAAATGGGACTTCTGTATCTTCGTTAATCTCCTGATAAGTGACCTGATAAGCTCTCCTAGTCTCCCTTATCAAAGACTCCTTTAAGCCGGTCATTTCGGCCACTTCTTGATCAGAGATCTCCGGATTAGCACCGATAATTTTCCGTATTTTTATATACGTATCTGCATAAGTCCGGGGAACTTTAATCATTCTCGAACTGTCTCTAAGATAGTTCAAGAGTTGAAAAGTAAGCGATCTATTTAACCAGGTACTAAAGTTAGCTTTCTCAGGATCCCACTTGTCGTATAATTTGACCATAGCCTCCAGAGCTACTGATCTCAGTTCTTCGAAGGGAAGTCCGCTAAAGCCCGAAACTTTCCTAGCTGCATGAGAGGCTTTCCACATATTCTCACGAATATGCATTTCTCTGGTTCTTTCATACTCGGATCGTCTAACCCCCTTAAGGTTTTCTAGTTCTACTGGTCTCATTTAACGTTTTTTAGTACAAAATCTTTCGTCTGAGTAGCAGACATAATGCCTTCACCGTTAAAGCTGATCAAGTTGCATTCTTCGTCGAAGATGGCGAATTCCGGAGTTCCGTTGCCCGACTCTCCGGGGACTAGAGATTCCAGGAACTCCCAGTTGTCATCTAAGACGTTAAATTCACCCCAGCCAACTCTGAGCTCAGGGTATTCCTCTGCAATTTCGCCTGCAACTTTGGCGAAGATGGGCTTCATAGCATCGCAGGCAGGACACCCCGGCTGCGTGAAGAACACCACTCTGGTTTTAAAGTCTTCCATAATACTTAGTGATTAGAGTTTTCCCTTTAATTATAACACATATGTCTACAAATAGCTAGTATTAAGTGATCCGCGTCCTAGACGACTTGTCGCTCTCTGTAAACCCCCGTGGTTATTGATCTGAGGCAAATGTATCCTGCTCCCCCCATGAGCTGCCTTGGCCGACCCCATAATCTCATCACGGAAAACCGTAACTCCCAGGACAAAGCTATCTACAAAATCATCATGTTTTGTAAAAGGAAAAGCTGTTAACTCGGCCATTAATTCACCGAGATTTGGTATGTCGGAATAGATAGAGATCCTTCCCTCCTCCGTTATCGGAGCTATCTCGTTAGCTCGAGCAATCTTATCCTTAGTCGGAATCACCTCTCGTACCGGTATCTGTAGCTCTTTCCTGAGCATTTGTATAAGAGGTAGACCTGAAGCTCTAGCTTCGATGTATAGGGTCCTTACACGCCAAGTTTTTAACCAAAGTGGCATGGCCTTGAGTAGTTCAGGAAACTCCATCTTCTCTTTGTATACATGCAAAAGATGGAGCTTTCTAGTCTTTCTAACCACGCCGAAGATACATATCACCGACGAATCGTTCATCTGGCCTTTTTTCAAAGCAGTGTCAGCAGCCGCGTAAACGTACTCATAGTTCTCTTTATTCTTATCATGATACCCAAACCAAAAATCCTTAAATATCGCTCCACTTTCACCACTGGGGCGACCCTGATACAAGACTTCAAAAGTCTTTTCGTCCTGTTTTTTAATGCTTTCCAAAGCGGAGGTGGGGAAAAATTCTGGCCAATGAGA